CTGGTTTTCTTCGGTTAGCGTATTAAGGGCATCTTGTACGCGTTTGAATTCTGCGGGGTCGATTGCTGCGGGTGGCGTATCTGCTGGTGTAGTTGCTTCTATTGAGAAAGAATTGGCTTCACGCGAGATCACTGAATAATGACCCTCATTGTCGAGACGGGCGCATTAGTAACTGGGGCAAATACTTTTGTATCGCGCCCCGATTACATTGCCTATGCGCTAAGTCTTGGCATTGTTGTAGCGGATGACGCTGCTGCTGACGTTCAGTTGATTAAATCGGCTCAGTTCATTGGGCAGCATGAAGCGAATTTGAAAGGTACACGAGTTACGCGCGATCAGGCTTTAAGCTTCCCGCGTTATGACGTTGAGATTGACGGCTGGTCATGGTCTGGCACTGAGATACCAAGAAACGTGATTTTGTGCCAATTCTTTCTCAATAGAAGCAACTACACCAGCGCGAGGCTTAGCGGCAGCTTTTTCTTGCTCAAGATAAACGCCAAGTTCTTCAGTCGTTACCGCTGGCAAATCTTCTGCGATTTTGGCCGCGCTACGATCAAGAAAATCGGACTCGATAACCGAATCAGAAAATAATTTGTGTGCTTCTGGATCAAAATCAGACTTGTTGATCAGCACGCCGCCATCATGACTGCCGTCAGTCGCCCAACCTTTAACTAATACTGTTTCCATTTTTCAAATCTCGCTGTCAGTTAATTAATGGCGCGTCTTGGTGACCGCGCCTATTTGGATTAGCCGAGTAACAGGGCAATCGCTTCTTTCTTAACAGCAGCAACACCCCACGCTAACGCAACTTCATATTGCATTTGACGGTATTGGGCATACATGCTGACCTCAAAGGTCAAGCCGCTGATTGGATCAGTAATCAACATGCGGTCAACCGCTGAGTCACCTTGCGCAGGCAATGCTGGGGCACGAGTAGCCAATGCAATCGCGCCACGGTCAAACGCCATTGAGCGAGTAGAAGCTGCCGACAGAGTGATGTTGGTAGCAGAGGCGGCAATTGCTTTACGCAAGCCTGGAGCCTGAATTACAACAGTGCCACCGTTAGAAATATCAGCATCGCCGGTTACGACAACGTACTTGTTAGAGTCGCCTGCGATAGTCAACACGTCACCAGCAAGCACGGTACCAGTACCAGCAGAAGCCAGAGTGATAGTGGTAGCGCCAACAGCATAGCCAGCGTTGTTAGTGGTGCCAGAAGCGCCAGTGCCAGCGGTATGAGTTTTGATGCCGCCAGATTCGCGGATTGCAAAGCCATGGATATCAAGCAACACACCACGGCGCAATAAAGACGTGTCAGCCGCTTCGTTTGCTTTGGTTAATTGGGCCAGCGTGCGCATATTCGCGCCTGCAGACGTATCAAGAACCATTTGCATGTCAGAAGTCCATGCGCCGTTATCGCTGAGGATTTTGCGCAACTGAGCAGGATCAGCAAGGCTTGAAGCAAAAGGAGTCGTGCCAGCAGTACCGTAAGCGCGTGATGCATAGATATGCAAAGCCGCAAGGTCGGCTTCAACTTCATTGGTAAGGGTGCGCATTGCTTGGGCGAACTGGTCGCGCAAGATAATATTGAACTGTGCGCCGTTGTTATCAACACCCAAACGCTCTTCACCATTCCAACGAATTGGCACACGGCGAGACTTGGTAATCGACATATCGGTTGAGCCAATAGTCTGATCGCCATCGTTAGGAGGGGTAACAGCAGGGGTAATGTCTGACGCGGTAGCAGCAGGCGCAACAGGTGAACGCACTGTTTGACCTACAGCAGCACGCTCGAAAGTCATATCTGAGCTTACAGCAGGAATTAAACCAACGAGTTCGCGTAACACAACATCGCGAGCGTTATAAAGCGTGGGGATTAAGCCAGTAAGGGTATTAGCCATTTGATTTGCCTCGTAAATAAAGATTTGGCCGAGGCAAACGAAAAAAGTCCGTGCTCGGCAAGGATAAAATAAATCATCATTGCGAGCCACGGACTCGGATTAATAGTCACGGACTATTAACACTATGTAAAAACAAATTTAGAGCATTATTGCGTAACAGTCAAGCGTTAACGATCTAATCGACAATATTCATCTTGGCTGCAACTGCTTTTGACTGATCAGCGGGCGACATAGCAGCGAACTGGGCGCGGGTGATTGTTCCTCCGCCGCCTTGACCTTGGCCACCCGGGGAGCCTGCGCCGTTAGCCTTACTGCCAAGAATCAGGGGAGCCAAATAAGGCACGGCTTTTAATTCCTTGATCAAATCATCGGGCGTCATGGCTGAGATTTTACCCTGAGCATCAAGCACGCGGGTAACCGGCTTGCCGTCAACAATTTCAGACTTTAAGCGACTACGAACGTGCGGCATAAGTGCAGGCGCGCAACCTTCCATAGCGATTTTATTGCAGATATCGCTAGCGGTTGATCCTGCAGTCAATTCCTCAACCATGCCACGATAGCCGGTAAGCTCGCCTGATAATTCTTGCTCACGCTGGGTGTATTTCTCGCCCCATGATTTTTCTAGGGCTTCAATATCGCCGCCAGCTTTAGCAGCCTTAAGTGCGTTTTCTTTGGCGATGCGCTCTTGCTCTTTTTTGTGCTTTTCAGCTTCGCCATGCTTGGTTTTAAGAAGCTGGTTTTCTTCGGTTAGCGTATTAAGGGCATCTTGTACGCGTTTGAATTCTGCGGGGTCGATTGCTGCGGGTGGCGTATCTGCTGGTGGTGGTGTATCGGTAGCATCAGCCCCAACCCCACGCTTTAAATGTGGATTCTGCGCCCAGTAAGCAGGCCAAAGTGGTGAATAAACATCGGTAGGACGCGCAATGCGGCCATTGTTTGTTGGTAATTTCATGCTTTTGTTGCCTCTTTGCTGTCAGTTAAAAAATATTTTTAATCATTGCCTGCGACCAGTATTCACGCTCAACATGGTCGTATTGATTTCCACCTATCTTTAATCGCATATGCGATACGCCACCACAAGGAATCCAACCGTCACTCATCGCAGAATTTACCGCATCTTCTAAGGCGTTAGATTCACGATGCACAATCACTGTATATTGCTTTTTTGGCGAGTGCGCCATCGTAACAGAATCAACTTGCGATAATAGGCTGTTAAAAAATTGCTTAATTATTTTCATATTTCACCTGTCAGAGTGTTGGTTAAAAAATCATTAGGCGCAAGGCGAAAAGTTAATGCCGCACATGCGAAAGCTATTTTGTGGTGGATATGTTTTTAAGTCATACCTTGGAGCCATTACAACAAATTGCGACTCTATTCGTTTTGCAATGGCAATCTCTAATTCTTTTGTCACTCTTTCAATCAATGCGGGGTCAATATCGCCAATTGGTGCTCCTGCTGTCATTACGCGCTTTGTTGTAAAGTCAAACTCTCGCATGGCGGCCACCGCTATAATAATTCGCCGATCTTTCCGGCGTAAATTTACAAGGATTTTTACGCGGCATAGGGTTTCGCTATATTCCGACAACCTTTTCTTTTACTGGGCGCGGATTATCAATATGCCACTGATCAACAGGAATAACCCATAGATTGCTACATTCGCCAGTTACGCTATTGATTATATCAACTTTTGCAGCGTTAGGATAATCGGAATCTACGCCATAGAAGTATTGGTCGCCTAGTTTGTATTGGTGTGTTGGTACTTGTTTCATAATCCCGCCCTAGAAAATGCCACTGGGTCTAGTTCGCGCATCTGAGAAATATTTAACGGCTTGTAATTCTTGCCCACCATTAACTCAGCAAAACGCTCAGAACTAAGCCCACCATCACGCAACAATTTACCCAATGTAGGACTATCAAGCGCAGCATCTTGAAACGCGGCCGGCTGTTTTTTCAGCCAATCAAAGTCGCCCAAGTCAGCACTTACGGATTCTACACCATCTGGGCCGCGCGCTGATCGAGTTGCACCTTCACTCAAGAAGTCGTATTTGTTGTTTAGTGCTGCGACCATTGTGGATCTACAGAATCCGTGAATCGGAGGGATCGGCCCACGACCAATAGGATAAACCTTGTCCATTTGCCCAAGTGATCTGCATTGGCGAGTTGTTTTACTGTCAAACACCGCGCGGAATCGCCAACCTTCAACAATATCCGCGTTTTGCTCCCACGTTCTTTGGCGAGCCTGTGCAGCGGTATGTTGCAAGCCAGTACGCACAAGGTAATTAGCGTCCTTGTACGACATTGCCAGAGTGCCATCAGTGTAGCCAGCCTTTTTGGTGCCAATTAATCCGCGCACTATTTCCGGCGTAGTTAATCCGCGTGATGCGCCTGCATTGATTGCGCCATTGATCCGTGAGACTGTTTTTTCTGACAATGTTGAAATAGTGTCGCCAAGAAAGAACCCGTTGTAAGGCCCTTCAACTGCCATAGGATTGCCGAATACGGATGCTTCGACCTGACTGGCAGAGGGTAACGCGAAATCGTAATCAACAACCTGCTTTAATGATTTTATTTCAAACTCAGATTCATATTGCCCAAAATCAATAACACCATCGCGCCAGACTTGTTCGTAATCGGCATAAACTCCAACAAGCGACTTATCAATTTCCTTCAACAGTGAATTCAAGCGTATGCGCGAGAACGTGCTTAGCTCTTTGTCGCCAATTTTAACACGCAAATCTCCCGCCATTTGCAGAAGGAATTTCTCGAATTTCTTAACCTCGCCAGTCTTGTAGCGCTCAATAAAGAATTGATGGCGGGCGGTTATTTCGGTTAGCAGTTCGGGGGATGTTGGCATTATTGATCAACTATTTGAAGTAGGCGAAGCTTGCAGCGATCAAGCAGCCAGTTAACGGTTCCGCCATCAGCAACAGATGACGCAAAGTATTCGCTGCCATCTTTGTGGTAGCCGACAACAACAACCCTATCAAGCTCACCAATCGCCTTTTGAAGGATTCTGTCAGGGTCAAGATCAAGCTTTGTTGTGCCGTTAAAATCGACTACGTTATCGTTGCTCATTTGGGCACCCAGTCATTCCGCCAGTTTTGCAATGACCACAACCACTTCTAGGATAAGCCTTACCCTCATCGCGCACTCTGTTTCTGCAATTGGAGGGGCGGGTTTCGCTTCCACAAA